ATTGGCGTTCTGGCGATAACCAGCTTTCAGCGCATAGATGAGTTCGATAAGCTTGTCGGATGGATCGGAAGCAGGCAATGCGCCGTCAACACCAGTGGCTATGTGGCCGATCTTACCCCACTCCCAACTCGCATCTTCAACGGTGCTATAGCTCAAAAAACCCATCGGCTTGTTCAGGCCATTGCCGGTGATGAAGGCAGCACCTTCCTGTTCGGCAAAGGCTGCTTCGACCTCTTCGGCGATCCACTGCTCAACGTTGACAGCTGCGTCATCAAGCAATGAAGAAGTGGCCGCTGGCATTGCGTAGATTTCCATCGTTGGGAACTGCAGCTCTGCAAGCTTGGCCGAAGCGGTCTGCGGACGCGCATCGGTTTCGCCGACCCAGCCCGTTGCCGGGCCACTGACCGAGAATGGCTTTTTCAGCACGGCACCAGAAACCTGGCGCACACTGGAGATGCCACGTATCGGCGAGAGCACGGCCAGACGGCGACCGATTTCAGTCTCTAGTTCCGCAGGCACCAGATAGCCACCGTCCGGACCAGAGGCATAAGAATGTGCCTTTTGCTCAATGCCACGCATCGCCTGCTCGTCGCCACGGCGCACATAACCGTCAAAGGCCTGCTTATGCTCGACATCAACAATAGCATTGCCCTTGCCAAGCTGCGGACGGGCGCTTTTCAAAACATACTGGTCAAGTGCTTGTTTCTGTTCGTCGAGCGCGCGGTTGATACGATCAACCTTGTCGCGCAACAGCACATCGACATCGGCACTTTTTTCGACCTTTTTCAAACGCTCATCATTGGCTTCACGAAAAGCCGAGAAGGCCGTCATAAATTCGTCGAAGGCTTCCGAGACATCGCCATTATTCCCAAGCGCCTTCGTTTCCACGCTCTTGGTTTCGAGCGGGATTGCATGATTTTTTACCATTTTTGATCCTGATTTAATTGAGTTGCATCATCTTGCAGGCGGCGCGCATACGCTGCGCAAGCGCCTTATCATCTGCCTGGAAAGCGTCCCGCCCGTCCCGGCTTTGCATGGCTGCAAGCGCTGAATAGCCTTTGGCTATAACCAGACGTGCAGCAGAACGGCTCAGCCCCGCATCCCGCGTGAGCCAGCGTTCAAATTCTCTGACTGTCGGCAATTCCGCCTTCAGATTATCGATGCGTGCCTGTGGCAGCATGGGAAAAGTTACCACCGAGATTTCCCAGAGATCTGCTTCCGTGATGTGACGCAAACCGGTCCGCGCATCCTTGCGCGCTTTGACCGTGCGAAAGCCGATAGACAAGCCATCCAGCCCGCCAGCGCGCATAAGTTCCAGGGCTTCGCGTGCGCGTGCCACGCCTTTGGCCAGTCTGCCCTCGACATAAAGGCCGCGTGCATCCTCACGAATATCGGTCCAGACACCGATCGGTTCAGCCGCATCGTGTTGCCAGAGCATTCGCACGCCCGATGATTTGCGCGAGGTGAGCGACTTCGCAAAGGCGCCTTTTTCGATCACATCATTGCCGAGATCAGCTAAACCAAACACGCTTGCATAGCCTGAAAAGCTGCCATCGATTTCGATCTCTTCAAGCGCCAATGATGCACGCTTAGTTTCAAGTTTCAGGTCAGGCTTTGCCATTCCTGTTCCTTTCAACGGGTAGAATTCCAGTTAGCGATGCGTTCTTGGCCCGCTCGGCAAAACGTTTGAGAATGCCCAGCACAGACCATGCCGCGAGGCTTGCAGCCGTCGACCCCATCAACATGAGTTCGGCTCGCCCAAGCAGGGTCTGCAGAGAAAGCGTTTCGGCAATTTTCACGCCTGCAGCTCCCCCAAACACCATGCCGCAGATCATGCCGACCGCAAATCGGATCGCCGCTTCCCGCTTGCCATTTGGCAGCATATAAGCGAGCGACACGGCAGAACCGGCCACCGCGCCCGCAACCTTGGCAAACCACACCAGACTTGCATCAGACGCCATAACGGTTTCGCTCAGATTGCTCATGAAACTCTCCTTTCCGCACACGGCTGATAGCCAACCGCATCGCGTTTTTCGTCATCACTCAGAAATGAGGCTTCCGACACGCGCCGCCAGAGCGATTCCCGCTCCAGCGACAGACCTTCGATGCGGTCAGTATCGTGCTCAAGTCTGAGATCGTCACCAAACAATGGACCGAGCCAGCACTCCAAAGCCTTGGCGGTACGGTTAATCAGCGGCAGCACAGTCAGACGATAAAATGCGCGGTTGGCTTCGGCATAATTGGCATAAGTGTTGTCACCCGGAATGCCGAGCAGCATCGGCGGCACGCCAAAAGCCAAAGCGATGTCGCGAGCCGCCCCGTTTTTCGCTTCGATGAAATCCATATCCTGTGGGCTGTAACCCATAGCCTTCCAGTCGAGCCCACCTTCAAGAAGCAGCGGCCGCCCCGCAGCAGATGCTCCGGTGTAGCCCTCCTCAAGTTCGGTTTTCAGGCGATCAAACTGCTCTTCCGTCAGGTTACCACCATCTTTAGGAGCATAGACCAGCGCACCGGAGGGGCGTGCTGAATTATCAAGCAGTGCTTTGTTCCAGGCACCTGCCGCATTGTGCAGATCAAGCGCCATCAGAGCTGCTTCAAGCGGCGGAAAACCATAATGATCATCCAGCGGATGAAAAAGCTTCAGATGCAGGCCAACAGATGCAGCGCCCGCAAGTGAAACAATGCGGCTCGTATTGGCCGAGCGATAGACCAGCGATTGCGGCCAGCCGTCACTTGATGTTTCCAGCGTCACCCTTTCAGGCCGCAAAAGATGCAACTCACTTCTACCGCTCGGCAGATCGACGCGCTCCACATAAGCATTGCCCGAAATCAGCAAATGCCCATAAAGCCGCTCGAAGAAACTGCTACCATCAAGCCCGCATTGCGGTGTCGCGATGAGGTCGAGCAGCGGATGCACTTCATGTTCGGTCGTGCCTTCATAAAGCAGCCACGGCACATTGCTGGCCGCTTCCGCGATCAGCCGCACGCAGCGATGCGCGACCGGATTGCGCATGAAGCCCTCACGAGCGAGCGACGTATAATCCCGCGCAATCCACGAAGCGCCGCGCTCCATATGCAGCGCCACGAAGCCATTTGCGCTTTTTCTCTCTCGCCCCGCTTCAGAATACGAAGGGGCATTCGCAGCACCTCTGCGCCACGGCCAGTTCCACGCCATATATCGGCTCTCCAATAAAGTTAAATTTTACCCGAAGCGCCGGATACGTGGCTTTCGTTCGCCACCCAGCATGAGTTCGGTCAGCGCCCAAACGAGTGCATCGAGGCGATCCGGCGAGCGTCCGTTCGAGAGCCCTTCCGGCGCAAAGTCACACATTTCGTCTTCAAGTGCTGCGAAACGCCCGGTATGGCGAACACGCCCCTGTTCATAAAGGGCTGCCACCGGCTCGGCGCGTAACCACTTGCCGCGCGAGGCACGCCGCATCAGAACCGGCACCGTCGCATCTTCCGCCGCAAGCACGGCTGCAACCATTTCGCCGCCCTGGTTAACCTCAGCCAGAACCGCATCCGCTTCAAAGGAATGATAAAGCGCAATCGCCCGTCGCGCCCACTGATGTGGCTTGGCCATGTTCATGGTTTCATCGGCAAGCACATGCGCAAAACCATTTTCATCGATACCTGCAACCACGATCCCGCAAGCATCCGACGACTTACCCGATGAAGCAGGCGGATCAATCGCCACGAGAATGCGGATAAGTTCCGGTGCCTGAACCTCAAAGCACTGTTCTATCCGCTCACGCGACCACAATGCTCCTGCGCGCTCTTCAATCAATTCGCCGTCGAGTTCCTGCCGTCCAAGCCTTGTTCCGGCATATCGCTGGTTAATCGTCTCAATAAAACCATTCGCCAGATTGGTTGCGTTTTCACATGTCCACATATGCGTCATCGAAACTGAAGCATCGCTGATCAATGCCTTCAACAAAGGCACGGCCCGCGGTGTCGTCGTCACAACCTGACGCGGGAAGTCGCCCAGACGCAGGCCAAATTGCAGCATGTCCCATGTGGCTTGCGGGTTCTTCCATTTCGCCAGCTCGTCGCACCATGCAGCATCAAATTGCGGTCCG